CATTAGTAGTAGAATCAACATTAGCATCCAAGAACTTATGGAAAGGTGCTAGTCGATTGCTAGACTCCATTGGAGAGAACATGCTAAAGGAGCAAGGTACAATCCCATTCTGGCGTAATGTCGCTGCTGACATGTCTACGCCCGTTGGCAAGACGTTTGCTGGGTACATGGACAATGCTCTTCCTCCAATCTATGCTGGAGCAAAGAAGCTAGCTTCCGGAGTGGCTGGTGTAGCCGTTCCCAGCCTTATGTATGAGGCGATAAACAATGATGGCGTTGACTCAAACGTATTGAAACAAGCTGCTGCTGATTCATTGGTGTTTGGTGGTGCTCATGGAGCTTTCAAAGGCGCGAAGATTGGAGATCAGGCCGAGTTCGTTGCCACACGTACTGCCGATAGATTGATTTTCAATGACAATCTAAAGAAGTCTGGTGATGCTGGTCAATTTGATCTATACGATAGAGGTGTTCAGCCATCTACTAAGGATATGTTGGCGTCGTACAGTGGTGCGTATCCAAACACTAAGTTCACATTCACTGAGTCTGGACCAAGTTTTGCTCATGGCAATAATATCACGTTGAACGTGAATAATCCTAGATCATTTGCGGACGCTATTGCCGGACATGAGATTGCTCACGTATTGCAGAATGAGCATCAAATTCAACCTCAAATCGTTTCTGCGATGCTTGGTGATATTCATCTTGAACAACCCACTCGACTTGGTGAGTTGAATAGAAACGGTGGAAAACTAGATCCTGAATTTGTTAAATTCTCCACTGAGTACAACAACAGGTTGGCAGCCATCAACAAACCACCTATTGGAGTTAAGGATCTAGCAGTTGAGTTCTTCACTGACAAGGCCGCAGAAGTATTGAAGTCAGATATAAGCACTGGAGAACTCACCAAACGCGCGAAGGAAAGCAGATTATCTCGCAATATCAAATCAAGGTTTTCTGCTTACTTTGGAGAAACTGCAATTATCAAACAGCTTCATATCAAAACAGGTGGAGCCATTGACAATGCTGGACGATTGGTCATGGGAAGTGGGTTGTTGAATGATGGATTCACACAGTCTGCTGGCGTGCAGTCCATGGTTCGCAAGATGTATCGTGAGTCAGCCGGTTTGGCTAGGAACAATACTAAAGAAGTAAAGTTCAACAAGACTCGCGGGAACAAGGAAGACTCTAAGGCTGGTGATAACAATCCGCCAGTCAAAAGCGAAGATGGTTATACGATGAGTCAGCCGAAAGGAAGTCAATCAGAAAGACCGGGAGTAACTAATGGATTGAAGGCCATCAACGAATATAACGCTTTGCAAAAGAAATCAGGAATTACCACTCCTGAAAACAACTTAGATCCGAGCGCAAAGAAGATGACAGGCATTCCTGATGCTGGTCAATCTGCTGCCATCGTGAAAAGTGGAGCCATTCATCCAAACATGATTGGTGATTTTGCAACATTGGTAGGATTGATGGATTCCCGAAGTGGTGGAACCACTGTTTTGCATTATACTCCATTGGAACAAGGTAGAACGATTCAAAACTCATTAGGAGAGACATTTCATCATTTCAAGCCTATCGGTGTTCAAGTAACTAAAACAGGTAGAGTTTTGATAGCTGGTTTGGATATTGCTTTATGGAACGACAACATCAAACGCATTGCCAGCACTAGAACTGCTAAAAATTTAGGATATAGCGAGTCTGAACTTCGCGTTGATGCTCACGCAGCTAGCAATTTGCATGCAGATTTAAAATCAACTGATGCTTATTTTGAGAAGAAGTATGGAAACAAGGCTAGCGAACACAAGGATCTTGCAAATGCCACGTATGGATTGCTAACTGGTGCGCAAGGACTTGTAAACACGTCACTAGCCAGTATCGGAATTGAAAAGGTTCATGGAGTGTATCGAACGTTCTCGCTAGATAATATCTTGCACGTTACCAATCACACTGCCGTTGATCTTAGACTGAGCCCTAATAGCTACTACAGCATCAAAGCAAATCTTATGCCTGAGGCTCCAGTAATTGACAAATTTGGCAACAACATTCCACTTCCATTGTTGCAAAATCAAAATAAGTAGTCATATAGTTTGCATGAATGACAAGCTAACGCCAGAAACTCAGCCAAAAGAATGGTTTGCGGAGGTGTTGGAACGAGCCAGGATTCATGGAGACCGTAAACGTGTCGAATTCTGGAACCCACAGGGAGCCGCTAAGGCACTCTGGATGCTGGCACAGGGCAAGAGCTATTCTTCTATCGCCAAGACCACCGGGATGGACAGGAAGACCGTCAGAGAGCTTGAATGGAGGCATGAAGACACACTCGAGTCAAAGCGCAAGGACTTCTCTCGCAAATACGCGATTGCAGCGGAAGAATACACTGATTTGCTATTCGCAAAGGCTGAACAACTGGCAGACGACCCTGATCAACTCAAGAACATCTCACCTGACAGGCTGGCATTGACGATTGGCATCATGACGGATAAGGCTACCCAGCTTGCCGGAATGGCTGGTGTGGTAATCGAGCATCGACGTGGGCATTCTATCGAGGATGCGGTTGCAATGATTGCTCAAGCCAAAGCGAACGTTGCCACGCGCATATCTGGAACCATTATTGATATTCCATGAAGTGGCGTGCCCATCAGATCCTAACGCCTCCTACTGACGACGAAGTAGCTGAGATGACTCCAAGTGAGTTCATCGAACTTCACACAGTGTACCATGAGGCTATAGAGAATGCTGAGAAAGACCCGTTTCGTTACGGTTTCAAACTTCCACATTGGATTAAGGCCGAGGAAGCGATGAAAGAGGTGACGGAAATCGTCGCTCTAGGCGGAAATCGTAGCGGAAAAACAATTTTTGGTGCATATTCCATTGTTCGCGCAGCAGTTGAGAATCCTCATTCTGAGATATTCTGTTTTGCGCAAACATCTGAGGTTTCAATCCGACAACAGCAAAGTGCTGTGTACGATTGGCTACCTCTAGAGCACAAGACCAAGCAGACGTCGTCGAGCGCGTACATTTCTTACAGTAAAAAGAATGGATTCACTGACAGTTCGTTAATTCTTCCGAATGGGTCACAGATCATTTTCAAGACTTACTCTCAGTATCAAAACAATCCTACAATTCTTGAAGGTGCTGAGTTGGGAAGCCGTAATCCAGTGTGGCACAATGTTGGTGTTTGGCTAGATGAGTATCTTCTGGGGCCTGATCTTATCAACACCTTGCGCTTTCGTCTGGCGACACGGTCTGCCAAGATGCTTGTTACGTTCACACCTATCGACGGGTGGACGGAAGTCATTAAGGAGTTCTTAGATGGCGCCAAGACCGTAGAATCACGACATGCGGAGCTACTCAAGGGTGAATTGGTCCCATACATTCAAAGATCAAAGAAACGCAATGCGAGCATTCATTATTTTCATTCTCAGGACAATCCATTTGGTGGATATGACAGAATCAAAGAAACCCTGTCAGGAAGTACACGGGAAGAAATACTAATTCGCGCGTATGGTGTTCCAGTCAAATCTCAGGCTACCAAGTTTCCAAAATTCAACACCATCGTCAACGTCATTGATAAATCAGCTATTCCAACTGAGAACGTCACGCGCTATCAGGTGATTGATCCTGCCGGCGCCAAGAACTGGTTTATGTGCTGGGTCGCCGTGGACGAGACTGGAACCTATTACGTGTATAGGGAGTGGCCTAGCGTTGACGTTGGAGATTGGGCCGAGTGGAAAAGTGGCAAATGGGTTGCAGGAGAAGGATCTAAAGGTCTGGGTTATGGAATCCGTGATTATGTTGAGCTGATTCAAGACTTTGAGGGTGACGAAGAGATATTTGATCGCCTAATCGACCCTAGATTGGGTGCTGCACGTTATCAGGCGTCGGATGGGGCATCGTCTATCATGCAGGATCTAGCTGATATGGAGATCATTTGCAACCCAGCCCCAGGCCTTGAAATCGAGGATGGCTTACAGGCATTGATCAGCAAGATGAGCTATGACACTAGCAAACCGCTAGATTCTGTCAATCGGCCACACTTTTATATTGCAAGCGACTGTGAAAACATCATACGTGCTTTGGCTGAGTACACTGGAGACCAAGGGTTGAAGGAAGCATGGAAGGATCCAATTGATGTTTTGAGGTATGCAGCTATTGCTGACTTAGATCACGTAGGAGAAGAAAAATCACAAATAACACGACAAGGAAATGGCGGATATTAAGCAATGGAAGCAGTCTGAGGTATCTCAGAAAGTTGGAGCGACACCAGTAGAGACTCGTGAGTTTCGAGATAAACACCTAGTAAGTGGAGAGCATTGGGAGAAAAAAGGAACTACTATTCTGTGGTCTGACCATGCTTTGTGGATGTTCAAGAAGCATCTTGCAAATCCAGATCCCGCAAGCGCTGAGGTTGAGGTGCTGGTGATTGGAAGAGCAAACAATCCTAAATTTGTTTATGGAGCATTGAACGGATTCCGTATCGCTATAGAGTGCCAACCTAAAATGGCAAACCAATTACAGGGAAAGACTGTCAAAGTATCACTTCTAGAAGAGAATGGTGAAACATATTACACTTACAAACCATGAAAACAAAAAAAGAATCACGCACAGCGTTTGACATGAAGTCACTTCATGCACGCGAAGCAAGCAATCAAAGCGAAGTAGACGATCAACATGATGAAGAGACATTGATTTATGCGGCAGTTGAGCCAGATGTTGATGCATTGCGCGGAGCGTATGACCAGTGCGTATTGCAGCTTGATCAATACTTTGAACTATGCCGTAGGAGTTATGACGATCGGCGTAATATCTGGGATGGCAAGACTTCAGACCTTCGCAAGCAGGGTTCAGACGCGTTTCCTTGGGATGGAGCTTCTGATATGGAGGTTAATGTCATTGGGGAACGAATTGATGCGTTTGTATCTATATTAGACCAAGCGTTGACTCGTAGTCACGTAAAGGCATTTCCTACTAGCACGTCTTCCATTCCACGTGCAGCATTGGTTTCTTCATTCCTGAAGTGGATGAAATCTAGCTACATTCCTGACTTCAAGAACCAGATGGAGCTTGGTGCAAACTATCTGCTTGAAAAGGGGCTTATGGTCACGTACGTAGGATGGAATCGTGAGATGCGTACGTATCTTCAGGAGGTTACTATTGAGCAGATCGCTCAAGCATCACCTGACATGGCTGAATTGATTGTTCGACACAATGATGACAAGCTGCTCATGGATTTGATGGGACAGGCATTTCCTGATCTTGATTCGAAGCGAGTGAAGAAATTCTTCAAGGAGATTCGAAAGAATGGCAAGGCCAGCTTGCCTAAGCCTAGGAAGTCGATTGACTGCCCTATTATTCGCTCTCTAGCGGCTGATGGAGAGGTCCTATTCCCACCGTACACCATTGACCCACAGGCGGCACCATACGTCTTCTGGCGCACGTTTATGACGGCACAGGAGCTTGAGAAAAAAGTGACAAATGAGGGTTGGGATGAAGACTGGGTATTTGAAGCTATTGACACACTCCGCGGTCGCGACTCGTACTATATTGATGGCCAAAAAGTCAAGAAATACACCAATATGCCCCTATCCAAGGACAATGACTTGGTGATGGTTGTGCATGCATACCAACGCCTGATTGACGAGGATGGTGCTGAAGGTATCTATTGTACGGTGTTTAACCCTCATGTGACCGGATATGCCACTTCTGAGTTGATGAATGGATACGATAACTATCCGTTTATTGTCACTCGTCTATCAAACAATCAAAAACGCCTGTATGAGGTGCAAACCTTCCCTGACATACTTCGAGGAGCGCAGATGCAGATAAAGACAGAGCGTGATAGTCGTATTGACCGTGCTAGTTTGGCCACATTGCCGCCTCTAATGCATCCTGCTGGCAGGCCTCCGGCCGAGTGGGGACCGGGACGTCGTGTTCCGTATCGTCGACTGGGTGAGATTGCCTTCGGACCTGTCCCACAGCATGATACTGGTTCGATGGAACTTGAACAATCCATGAGTTTGCAGGCTGACAAGTCGGTTGGACTGGATCTGAATAGCCCGATCTCGAGCGTTCGCCAACAATTCTTCGTTAATAAGTACTTGAGTCACGTTCAGGAAGTTCTAGGATTAGCTTGGAAGTTGTTCCAAACGGTTGGTCCAGATGAGATTTTCTTCCAAGTCACAGGCAACCCTAACCCTCAGACGATGACGAAGGGGAGCCCTGATGAGAACTACTCGTTCTCGGTATCATTTGATTCTATTGGTGCGGATCCAGAAAACGCTGACGCACGCATGAAGCAGATGGGTAGCTTGATTCAGTTTGATCGCAATGGTAGAATCGACATGGACAAGTTCCTTGAGTTCGCCGCGATGTCGATTGACCCTGTGTTTGCTGACTACGTATTGCAGCCAGCTGAGGCCTCCGCGCAGAAGGTGCAGAAGCAGGTGACTGATGACCTTGCGAAGATCTACGCGGGCATTGAGGTGCCAGCACAGCCTAATGGCGCACAGATTGCCATGCAGATGCTCCAAGCCTACGCACAGCAGCCTGACATCGCACAGCGTGGCCAGCAAGACTCGGCATTCGGTGAACGTCTCAAGAAGTACGCCGGCCAGTATCAATTCCAGATGCAGCAGGCACAGAATGCCCAAATTGGCAAGATTGGTACGGCTCCGGCCACCGTGGGACAAGTTCAAACCCAAGAAATGAACCAATAATGGAAAAGCGATTCAAGAAAGTTGTCATAAATCCAGATACGGGCCGCAAGAAAACCGTGAAGTACGGTCAAGTCGGCAAGGCGAATGACGGGAAGGATCGTATTCTTCCCGGAACAGCCAAAGGAGACTCTTATTGCGCTCGATCTGCTGGAATCAAGGGTGATTGGAAGTCAGATCCTAACTCACCAAACAACCTATCACGTAAGAAATGGCACTGCCAAGGATCTAAATCAGTCAAATAATATGTTACCACGCCCTACACTCGCAGAAGCAATCAATATATTGCAAGATAATCAGGAGTTCTCTGTATTTATGGAGTTTATTGCTGAAGAAAAAGACGCATTCATCTCACAATTACGCCAAGCAGAAAACCCAAATGACGTCATGAAGCTGGCCGGATCTATTGCCACACTAGACGAAGTGCTAAAAATGGCCATCCTGTGAAATATATTGTATTGACATTGTGATTGCATTGTATCACTTATCAGGCATCGCACCGCTTAGCGTTATGAGCGTCCATAAACATGAGTATTGAATCATCGCCCATCGCTGGGGGCCAAGAACCAGTGTCGAATATATCAGTTGAAGAGTACATCGCTCAAAGAGTGGTAAACTCGTCAAATCAAGAGGACCCGGAAGAAGAGTCTGAGGATACTCAAGACATTGTTGAACAACCTGATGAACAGGAACACGACGATGTTGTTGAGGATTCTGAGGATGATGATTCTGGTGAATCTGAAGCAGAGCTAGATTTGCTTAGTCTTACGACGGAACAAATTCAACTCCTTGCTAAGAACGGAAGGAGCCGATTGCTGCAACGCTTCGGTGAACTTACAGCACAAAAGAAAGCACTTGAGGATCGTTTGCAATCTCAGGAGACTTCCAAGCCCATTCGGGAAGTCCCTGACTCTGACAATCCATTCCGCGGCCTTAGTGAAGTAACTGAAATCCAATCAAAGCGTAAGGAACTTGAACAAGTCCTAGAAGACACGGACACAATCCTAGAGGATCACGAAGACTACGCACCAAGTGATATTATCACAGTGGGTGATCGAGAGTTCACCAAGGCGGAAATCCGCAAAGCAAACAGGAATGCCCGTGATGGCATTACAAAGTATTTGCCGGCACAGGAGCAAAAGATCCAAAAGATCGGAAAGCTTTCTCAGATGGCAGAACACTATGGAGCTGCTGCAAGAAAAGAGATTCCAGATATTTCAGATGCAAAGTCTGAGGTTGGTGCTCGTTTCAATGCAATGATGAATGACCCTATCGTTCAACAGGTAAAGGATAAGATTCCAGAACTTGGTGCGCAGTTAGAATATCTTCTAGCTCACGCCGCAAGCTCCATTTTCGGTAAGACTAAATCATTGGCTAACGCATCTAGACTTGGAAGTAAATTGAAGGTAAATCCGTCTTCAAATCCAAGTAGCTCTAGTGCTACTCGCAATGGTTCGGTGAGACCAAGAAAGGATGCCGAAGCGTACAACAAGTTTGAACAATCTCATTCTGTAGATGATTGGATCTCGGCTCGAATCGCTCAGTATAAATAATTTCTAAATCAAATAAACTAAAAATATGCCTATCTCAAACACCTATAGTCCAAATGCCCCTACTGGTCGGTCTACGACTGGAGCTGCTATTGGAAACCGTGAGGACCTCAGCAATGAGCTCACCCTACTCGCCCCTGAAGAAACACCACTGCTTTCGCTTTGCGCTAAGGGCGTGGCTAAGTCGACGTTCACTGAGTGGACTGCTGACAAGCTAGCGGCTCCTGTGACTGCTGGTATCTCGGAAGGAACAGATGTTAACTCGTTTTCGGATAAGTTTGCTGATCGTGCCCGTCTTGGTAACTACGTTCAGATCTTCCGCCGCGACTTCCTCGTGTCAAACTTGCAAGAAGCTGTCACCAGCGTTGGTCCAGCCAATGTTGCGCAGGCTGAAGCTAAGTCGATGCGTGAAATGAAGCGTGACGTTGAAAAGACAATCTGTTCCGACAATGCTCGCTCGTCCGAAGACGGTGCTGGTACTCCATATGCGCTCCGTGGTCTTGGTGCGTGGCTTGACTCTACTGGCCCTTCTGACGTTCCTGTGGCGTATCGTACTCCTGCGGCTAGCATTACTGCCAGCGGTCTGACTGAAACAACCTTCAACGACCTGATCGCCTCGATCTTCTCGGTGAATGGCCAAGCCAACTCGCTGACCTTGGTTGCCAACGTGGCGCTTCGCAAGCTCGTTAGTAACTTCACCCGTTCCAGTGGCTCCGCTGCTTCTGAAGCGGTGTACAATGTTCAACAGATTGCAGAGAGCAAGAAGGTAACACATTCCGTTCAACTTTATGATTCCGACTTCGGAGTCGTGAAGGTGATCAATGGAAATCCTGACTGTATGGCTACGTTTGCTCGTGGTTATCTGATCAACCCATCGTATCTGCAATTCAACACTCTTATTCCAATGGGTGCTACTCGCCTTGAGAACCAAGGTGGCGGCGCACGTGGTTATGTTGACATGACTGGCACGCTGGTTTGCAAACATCCGGGTGCTCACGGAAAAATCGCTTACACTGCTTAATTCAAAACAAAAAACAAAATAATTATATGGCTATCCTATCCAATAACGAAAAAAATCCGTTCACGGACGTGATCCGCTTGACGTATCAAGACATGATCTACAACAGCGTGGCCTTGCTTGCTGGCACGTATAAGATCACTTCCATCCCTATTCATGGTGGTCTGGATCTTGCTGTTCTTGCTCGTCCTACGATGTTCACCAATAGCACGGCGATCAGCGCAAGTGTTGGTACCAACTCGGGAACTGCTGACACCCTGATTGCTGCTGCTGCGATTGGTGGCACTCCTGCCGCATTCACTCCAGTGGCTAATACTGGCTCGGCCTTTGTGCTGGCTCCTGGGGCATCGTATTCACAAGCTACGGCTAGCACGATTAAAGCTGGTTCGCTTCCTGTGTCGTTGAGTGCCACGGTGGTTCCGATCTACCTTAAGCTGACGGCTGTTCCTACTTCAACCGAGGTTACTGGTGAGTTGCTAGTTGGCTTCCGTATTACTGACATCGGTCGCTTCCTTAACGCCTAATGTATAATTGAGTGGGTGGGGTTCCATCCCCCACCTGCTCTTTCTTTTACACCTTATGGTACTATCTGACGCTGCAATGAACCACGCTCTAATCAATGAGCTGTGTAGTGGAAGAATGCTGATGGAAACTCAGCAAAAACTTAGAGAGAAAGATTGTGCTGCTGAAGCCTTCGAGGCTCGCGGTCACAAGTCTATGCTCGGATTAGGCAAGATGATTGCCAGTGTTCCAAGTCATGAGTTCTTCTTGATTCGAGAGAAGTACGGAAATGATTGCTGGAATGACCCCGGTTTTATTAGAGACTTTAGAAAGATGGAGCCTTCGATGGCTTGCAATAACTACTAATGCCAACTCGACCTTACACACAGCTACTTGCCTTGATACAAGCCCTGTGTGGCGTTGTATTTGCTCCTGTTGAAATCCCTAGGATTAAGGCCATTATCAATCGGCATGCCTTCAATGCGTATCGAACAAGCAACTTCTGGCCGAGGTTTGTAGTTGTTGGTGAGTCTCGTACAGCAATAACTGATTCAGTAACAGGCATCACCTTGGTGCCATACGTTGACTCTGCCGGCTTGCTACCAACTATTGATACTTTTGTCAGGCTGCACAGGACGCGTCCGTACGCTAACGTGGGGGCGCAAGAATTCGACTATCATGTTGGATCCGAAGGTGCTAGCCTAATATCTGGATCTTTAAGTCCTACTTCAGTATTTGTTACATATAAAAAGACCGACTCTGCTCAATCAGGATCTTCCCAATATGGTGGAGATTCTGGAGATACTACAGAGATTCCTGCCGAATGGTTTCAGTATATTGCTCACGCAACGTATGCTGACTACCTTCGCTCTGAAGGACAACAAGAGAAGTCTGCAGTAGCTGATCAAGAGGCTCAAATGTTTCTTCAAGAGGAATTGTTTCGCGTTGAC